GGAGACCTTGTGCTTAACGGTGTAGTAGCGTGTGGACTTAACTGGTACATCCGCAACTGGAACCAAGTCTATCCAACTTACAAGAGACCAGTAAACGGACTTGAGCAGGACACAGTAGATAGCCCCGTAATCAAACTCTTACTAAATCCCTGCCCGTCTGTATCCTTGCCATCTGTCTTTTATTCAAATCTCATTACCGACATCATTGTTCAGGGTAACGGTTACATTAGAAAGGTCCGCAACAGAGATAAATCTGTCGGCGCACTTCAATACCTCCCTGCTGACTGTGTGGGTTTTAACTCTAACTCTCGTGGCGTGTTGATGGGTTACAAGTATAGTCCTCTTGGGTCAGAAGCATACGATATCGACGTAAACGACATTATTCACATCAAGATAGGCAGAGACCCTAAAGACCTACGTTATGGGCGTTCTCCGCTTGTTTCTGCCCTAAAAGAGATTGCTACTGATAATGTTGCCGGTAGTACTGCTTATGCTCTTGCTAACAGTCCTTTGCCATCTATGTTTGTCTCGCCCGATATGAGTGGGAACGCATCAGAAGTAACTCGTGAGCAAGCGGTAGCGGTCAAGGAAAGACTGCAAAGCCAATACAACTCTGACAACGGTGCGGGAGTAGTTGTAATGACTTCTCCGGTTAAGATTGAGAAGGTTTCCCACACACCATCTGATATGGCATTGGATACCTTGCGTATGCTCCCGGAGACCCGTATTTGCGCTCTGATGGGTCTGAATCCGATGGTCCTTGGTCTTACGTCAGGATTAGCACACAGCACCTACAGTAACTATCAAGAGAGCCAACAGCAAGCGTGGGAAGATGGAATGCTACCTCTTTGCGGGTTGATTGCGGAGGCGTTTACATTTGGTTTGCTTCCGGAGTTCAATGAGTACCAAGATGGAGACTACATTGAATATGACTACACTAAAGTCAAGGCTCTTATGGACAACCGGACTGAAGAGGCTAAACGTGCGACAGAACTCTATAAGGCTGGTATTGCTTCTCTTGCGGAAGCTAAACGTATCGCTGGACTTGTACCTGAAGATGGCGATGAAAGCATTACTACGGGGCGCACAGAAGGTTTTAAGCTTGTTGCTGACACTGCTGGTACTCTTATTCGCTTTAGGTATCCAGATTGAGCATACGGGTCTTCTTCCTGTAACTGTTCAAGACGAGACAAAAGCAGCTCAAACATATACTCCAACAGACGCTATGGCAGATAACGCAATCAGAGCATTAGAGTGGAGAGCAGAGTTTGGACGTGGAGGAACTGCGGTAGGTGTTGCTCGTGCGGTTCAACTAAAAAATAAAGAACAACTATCTCGTGCCACTGTTCTCCGGATGCATTCATACTTCTCCCGCCACCAAGTAGATAAACGTGCTACCGGGTTCAATGAAGGGGAGAGAGGTTTTCCTTCTGCGGGACGTATAGCGTGGGACCTTTGGGGTGGTGATGAGGGTCAAGTATGGGCAAGACGCATCGCAGGACGTGAAGAGGATGAGTAAAGGTACAATCTCGCACGATACACCGGGAGACGATATGGAAGACTTACTGATTGCGTTTGGTACTGAAATAAAAGCGGATGCACAAGGCAACATCAAAGGCTATCTTGTGCGCTTTACTGACGCTACTTCTCCCGACACTACTGGGGATTACTTTACCGAGCGTACTGACTTTGGACGTGACTTAAGCACCGCAAGTAGTATTAACCTTTACTATCATCACGGTATGGATGAGACTATCAAGAAGAGTGCTATCGGTGCGGGTTACATTAAGAAGACCCCCGTAGGCGTTTGGTTTGAAGGTCAGATTGCTATGGCTGATGAGTACGGCAAGATGATTGCGGAGTTAGCCCGTAAAGGTAAGTTGGGTTTCTCAAGTGGTGCTGGTTCACATCTTGTAGAGCGTAAGATGGTTGGCAATGCTTATGAGATTACAAGGTGGTGTTTAGCGGAAGCCAGCGTCACACCAACCCCAGCAGAGCCACGTTGCATTGTAGAAGCAAAGATGTATGCTCCAGAAGTTGCTATGTGTCATCCAAAAAAGGATGACGGCGAGATGGAAGAGGAAGAAGATTACATTGAACAAATCCCTGTAAGTGAGGAAGCCGACATCGCAACACAGGTAAAAGAAATATTCTCCGACATTGAGCAACAGTTAGCAGTAGAAGCAGTACACGAGTTATGGGAGCGAGCGCAGTACGGCATTGAGATTGCGCTTGATGATGCTAACGCTGAACTACTTGATGCTGTTCTTGCGGAGTTCCATAAACGTGCTGTAGGTATGGCAACACAGATGATGGGCAACATACCTGCTGAAGTAGAAGCGATGAAGGCGTTCCGTAAGACACGTCCCGCCAACATCAAAGAATGTGAAAGGCGTGTGCGTGATGCATTTCGTCTCTCCCGGAGTGAAGCCAAGCGCATTACTCCAACCGTCTGGCAAAGTCTGCGTGAGGTAGATGAGGTAGCGGAAACTATCGACCCTAACATCAAGGTGCGTGAGGATATGCTTAAGCGTGTTCTTATGGACTTACTGTAAAGGAAGGACTGAATATGACAAAGGACACATTGCTTGAACAGAAGCGTGAAAACGCTATCAAAGCAAAGGAAATCCTGACCTCCCCGGACGGTTCAACGGAAGAGGCGCAGAAGTTTATCGACTTGAACCTTGAGATTGATAAGAAGATTGAACTACTTGACGCTGTGGAAGAACTCCCTGTCAAGAGTACGGAGACAAAGATGGAAAACACAGGACGAGTAGAGTTTAAGGCTGGAACATACCTTAACACCGACCTCCCGTTCTCTGGTACACGCCAAGAGAAGGAATACAAGGCTTACACTTTTGGTAAGTATCTTCAGGCTAACGTCTGGAACAACCCAGAAGCAAAATCTTGGTTGAAGAACAACGGACATTTGAAGGCTAACTCGGAAGGCACATCAACTGCGGGTGGTCTGTTAACACCTGATATTGTTCTTCCAGACCTTATTATGCTTCGTGATACCTATGGTGTTGTCCGCCGTGACGCATACAAGGTTCCGATGAGTTCTGACGTACAGATTGTTCCTAACCTTACTGGTGACGGTACTGCTGTATGGGGCGTTGAGAACACTGCTAACAGTGCATTTGACTTGACCTTCGCTAACGTGGGTCTTACCGCAAAGAAACTGAACGCATACAACGTCTTCTCCACAGAACTTCGGGATGACGCAGTCATTGATTACGCCAGCGCAGCTGCTAAATCTTTGATGTTTACTCTGGCTAAAGAAGAAGACCGTGTGTTCTTCAAGGGTAACTCCATCAACGCAACTGACGGTAACATCGACGGTATTTTCCAGAGTGTTATCAAGGTTTCTGGTACTCTCGCTAACATTGCATCCTTGGTACAGGCTCCAGCGGGTTCTATCGCAACCCCTGCCAACCTTACCATCGCAACCTACCGCCAGATGGTTTCCAGACTTCCACAGTACGCTCTTAATGCAAAGTGGTACGTCAGCAAGGCTTATTTTTACACTCGTATGGCTAACCTTGGTGATGCTCTCTCTGGCAACGCAATCAACGACTATGCTCAATATTGGGGTCCAAACCCAATGTTCTTGGGCTACCCTGTTGTATTTGTCCAGAACCTTGACCCAGACCTTACTGCAAACAACCCAATCCTCTGCCTTGCAGACCTTTCGGTTGGCGTATGTCTTGGTGACCGCTTGGCGATGGAGATTGGACAGAGCGACCAACGATACTTTATGGAAGACAGTATTGTCATCCGTGCAAAAGAGCGTGTGGCTTTTAACGCTTTCGATAAGGGTAACGCAGACGCATCAGCTGCTAACCGTGTACCGGGTTCGCTTATCGTACTCGCTGCTGTCGGCACATAGGCACAGAACCCAACGAGCCTCTTTACAATGCTCAAACAGTTGGGTCACTCGCAAGATTGGGGACTACCTTCGGGTGGTCCCTTTTCTTTTGCTATAAGGGGAACGGGGTACATTACGTCAGAGGTTGATGATGACAAGAGACCAAGCCATAGAACAGATTGCTTTTGACGCACAAGCAAACATTTACCCAGAACTGGACAGTACGGAACTGGGTCGCATAGTAGACCAGTGTAAGGACTATGATGTCTGGACCGCCAGTACCGCTTACGCAGTTGGAGCTGTAGTAATCTCATCTCCAAACAACGGGCGTATGTATCGGTGTGTCTATGGCGGTACTACAGGAACTACTAATCCTTTCCCAGAAGCACCCGTCTACAACAGCACAGGATGCGTGTACGGCGATGGAACGACTATGTACTGGGTTGATTATGGCTCCGCTTCTACCGACCGCTGGAATGTCAAAAAAGGTGCATCTATGGCGTGGAGACAAAAGGCAGGTAAGGTCGCACACTTACTTCAGGTAAAAGATGGGCAACAAGACCTACAACTGGGAAACCTGCATAAACAGTGTCTTTTGATGGCAGATAGATACAACGGGCTGGAGATAATCTAATGACACCGGACGCTCTTATTGCACTGTTACGGCAAAGCGCAACACAGTACCAACTACCTAATACCGTTGACATTATGCGTTCTGCTAATGAGGTTGACGCTAACGGTGGTGTCTCTACTGACTGGCGTTTATCAAGCACAGTTAAGGCAAGGGTTGTACACGTTAACAGCCTACAAGACATCGCAGGGCAAACAATCACGTCCAACAATGAGTGGACTATATTGCTTCCTTTTGACGCTGATATAAGGCTAAATGACCGCATCTACATACAGTTTGATGAGATACCCAACAGATACTTTGACGTGGTGGGTTCTGACCGTGGCGCAAGTGATGGTCTTTTCACCGCTTGCAAGTGTGAGGAGAGGACACGATGACGGAGCAAGGACCGATGTACAACGTAAACCAAATCATCGCTGGCTTCATTGGTGCTGTGATTATGGTACTGAAGAAGAAGGGCAAGATTATGTGGATACCGGCAAGTGTAGCGGTCATAACTGGTACTGCTTCCGCAACGTATCTAACGCCTCTTGTTGGTGACATTTTGAACGATAAAGACCCTACGCATCTATGTGGCTTTGCATTCCTTTTAGGCGTGTTAGGCTTGCGTGGCGTGGAGTTGATTTCAGATAAGATTGGGCTTAAGGGAGAGAGCAAATGACACATACAGCACAAGTAACGCTCACTGACAAAACGGTGAACGATGATGGCACGATACAAGTTACGTTTAGTGATGGCACTGGTTATCTTTATGGTGATGAGGCTTCTCTTGCTATGGACTGCGAGATGCGTGATGCTGACCTACCAAGTTCACTTAAGAGTTACTTTATTTGCCTGTTGGTTAGTAAAGGCATTTCAACAGTAGGAAAGACACTCTACCTTGACTTTGATGACGTTGACGGGAACATCGTAAAGGTTATCTGATGGCAATAATCACAACACCCGCACGTCTAACCTTTGGTTCCTTCCTACCAAGGCAAGCGCAGTTATTCAACACTAACGCAAACATCAACCTGACAACATCATCAGGTGGTATTGCGTTTCCTTTTATAGCCGAGCGCACTATGACGGTTACAGATATTGGTGTGTGTGCGACTGGTTTGGCTACAACTATAAACACCGCACTGGACATTGGCATACAAACAGATAACGGCTCTGGATTACCATCTGGAACATTTATAACCAACGGAAGCATTAACCTTCCTGCTAACACTTGGAACACAGCAATGCAGTTCAGTGCAAGCAGTGGTAACACACTTATC